TCAAAGTAGAACACTTAAACTGTCGATTCTGGCTGATATTGACAACCTTAAAAAGAATCTTAACAGCGGATCAAATGAGGTTGAAGGTTTTGGCTCGAAGCTCGGTGGATTTGCTAAGAAAGCCGGTGCAGCTTTTGCCGTAGCTGGAGCAGCTGCCGCAGCTTATGCTGGCAAATTGCTGGTCGATGGAGTGAAGTCTGCAATTGAGGATGAAGCCGCTCAAGCCAAATTGGCAACCACTTTGGAAAATGTCACGGGTGCAACAAAAGGACAGATCGCAGCTGTTGAGGATTACATAACAAAAACAGCATTGGCCAACGGCATCACCGATGACAAATTAAGGCCATCGCTGGATCGTTTGATCAGATCGACCAAAGATGCGACCAAAGCACAAGAATTGCAATCATTGGCTTTGGATATTGCAGCTGGCACAGGCAAGGATTTGCAGGCTGTTTCTGAGGCTTTAGGCAAGGCTTACGATGGCAATTTAGGAGCTTTGAAAAAACTCGGTGTGGGCATCGATGATTCAATCATCAAATCAAAGAATTTCGATGCGGCCGCTGCGGCACTTTCAAAGACTTTTGAAGGTCAGGCATCGGCACAAGCTGAGACATTTGCAGGCAAGATGGCACGACTCAATGTGGCATTTGATGAAGCAAAAGAAACTGTCGGATCGTATGTGCTCGATGCCATCACACCATTGGTGAGCAACATTGTAAACAAAGGAATTCCGGCACTCACAGATTTTGCAAGCAATTTGGGCAAGTCATTGGGGCCAGCATTTGGCGCAATTGTAAAAACAATACGCGATGACCTTTTACCAATTTTGGTTTCATGGTGGAAATTTCTGTACACGGAAGTCATCCCAGCAATTGCATCGGTTGTGGGGCCAATCCTTGAAGGCTTGAAATCTGCATTTGATAAAATCAAAAAGGCAATTACAGACAATTCAGCTGAATTGCAACCTTTCTATGATGCACTTGCAAAAGTCTGGGATTTCATCAAAAAGTATCTTGCACCACTTTTGGGCGGTACTTTCAAAACAGCTTTGGAAGGCATCGGCACGCTTGTCGGTGGCCTTGTCACAGGCTTTTCGAAGCTGGTCGGTTTTATTTCAAACACAGTCACCAAAATCAAAGAGTTTGTGAATTTTGTCAAGGATAATCCGGTCACACGCTTTTTCTTTGGTGATTCCAATGATAAGTCATTAAAAGTTGGTGCTGGATTTGATACGAGCGGAGATACTGGAGCAGGATTTGGCACACCGGTAGTCTCAACTGGTGGAGTTAAAGCGCGTAAAGGCGGCACGACTTATTCATTTGACCAACCGGATTTGTTTTATGATCCCAATGGTGATCCACGCACATTTACAGGAGCACCGCTTGAGGCATTTTCACCGGGTATGCAAGCTGCAATTTTGCGCAAAAATGAATTGGCAGCTGAAACTGAAAGATTGCGACAAGCACGCGAGGCAGCGGCAGCAGCTAGAGCAGCCGCCACCGGTGGGCTTTCAACATCTGAAAGAATTGTGATCAATGTTCAAGCGGCATCGGTTATCGATGAGGAAGGTTTCAGCCGAGCTGTGACTGATGCACTCAACAATTCTTATTATCGCGGCACGCTAGGCGCAGGAGCTTTGGTTGCAATCTGATGAGCATTTTCAATCCTGTTTGGCGTGTAACGATTGGCGGCGTGCAATACCAAACGGCCATTTTGGCCAATCTCACAATCACAAGCGGTCGCACAAACATTTATGAGCAAGCCGCGGCAGGATACACAAATCTTGAAATCATCAACCTTGATCAATCCAATGTACCGATTGAAATCAATGATTCGCTGACCATTGAGCTGCAAGATTCAACAGCTACATTTGTGCCAATTTTTGGTGGATCGGTCGTTGAGGTAGCCATTTCGGTGGCAGAAATTGGCTCGGTTGGTTACGCACAGCGCATCAGCATCATTGGTTTGGGTGCATTGGCTCGATTGCCAAAGGCTTTGACTAATGGTGTTTTGGCCAAAAAATTCGATGGTGATCAGATTTATGATGTTTTGAAAAATGTGCTTTTTGATTCATGGCAAGAAGTGCCTCAAGCCTTGACATGGGCAACTTATCCAGCAACGACTCAATGGCAAAATGCTCAGAATTCTGGCCTTGGTGAAATTGATCGCCCAGGCAATTACGAGCTGGCAGCTAGATCAAGCTCACGCACGGATGTTTATTCTTTGGTATCAGCTTTAGCAACATCGGGACTGGGTTACATATACGAATCGGGCACAGGCCAAATTGGGTATGCAGACAGCACACACCGAACAAACTATTTGGCAGCAAATGGATATGTTGATTTGACCGCCAACCATGCTTTGGGGTCAGGTTTAAGAATTCAACAGCGTGCCGGTGATGTCCGGAATTCAATCACACTCAAATATGGTGCGACCTCTTCGGCAGAAAAATCAGCATCGGACACAACATCAATTGGCTTATATGGTGAATTGGCTCAAATCATCAGCACGACATTGCACAATGCGGCTGATGCTCAGGATCAGGCAGATTTCTATTTGAGCTTGAGAGCGTATCCAGAATTCAATTTCAGCAACATCACATTTGAGCTGACAAATCCCGAAATCGATGATTCGGATCGTGATGCCTTGATCGGTGTTTTTATGGGTATGCCGGTGAACATTGCCGATTTGCCACTCAACATGAATTCAGGCGATTTTCTGGGTTTCGTTGAAGGCTGGACATTTTCGGCCAGATACAATCAGGTCAGCATTTCAATGATCGTGTCACCAATTGCTTTCTCATTGCAAGCCATGCGATGGAACGATGTGCCGGTCACAGAAAAATGGAACACAGTCAATCCAACTTTGGATTGGATCAATGCCACAATTGTGGCGTAAGGAGAAAACATGAGCAATCCAACGAGCAATTTTGGATGGCAGATGCCAACGGCCACAGATTTGGTCACGGATTTGCCAGCTGATTTTGAGGTATTTGGTCAGGCTGTTGATACAGCTTTGATGGATCTCAAAGGCGGCACAACAGGTCAGGTATTAGCAAAAGCATCAAACACGGACATGGATTTCACATGGACGGCAATTGATCCTTTGGTAATTCTTGATGCAAAAGGCGATTTGATTACAGCAACAGCGGCAGATACACCAGCGCGTTTGGCTGTCGGCACAAATGGTCAAGTTTTGACAGCAGATTCAACGGCATCGACTGGGTTGAAATGGGCTGCGGCTGCAAGTGGATCAATGACATTGCTATCGACCACTACACTTTCAGGATCAACAACCACAGTTTCAAGTATTAGCCAGGCTTACAAAAACCTATACATTGAAATCAACGGGATGTCAATTAGCGCATTTGCCGCGACTATAAATTACCTCACAAACTCAACAGCGGTTGTCATTTACAATCAACAAGCAGCAGCTGCAACTGGTGTAAATTATTTTTCAACCGCTGGCACTTTGGGTAATGGACAGAACTACTCGAATCTCTCGACAAACAACAAAGCAAATTGGACGATCTTTGATTACACAGATGCAGCCAACAATAAGCCGGGCTTTTTCAATCAACGCTGGATCAATGAAGGCGGCTCACCAATTTATGTGCAAGGCGGTATGGTTTCAAATCACACCGCAGCGGTCACATCAATTTCAATGACTATCTCAACAGGAACATTTACCGGCGGCACATTGAGAATTTATGGAGTGAACTAATGAAACCTCAAGTAAAAGAGCACAACGCAGAAACAGGTCAGGAAGTTATCCGAGACATGACCGAGGCCGAATTGGCGGAGTATGAGGCATTTCAAGCTGCCGCCGCTCAAGCTGTCGAGGATGCAAAAGCTGCCGAAATTGCCAAAGAGGCAGCTCAAGCAAAACTTGCTGCACTTGGTTTGACAGTCGATGATTTGAGAGCTTTGGGATTGTGACATTTCCACAAGGCACATTGCCTCGTTTGATTCAGGTTGCGCTGGCCGAGGTTGGCACAGCTGAAACTGGAAACAATGAAACAAAATATGGCAAACACATGAAAGCTGACAAGCTGCCGTGGTGTGGGTCATTTTTGAATTGGTGTGCAGATCAAGCTGGGGTCGATGTGCCAAATGTGGTCAGCACCCGGGCTGGAGCCGATGCTTTTAAAAAAATGAGAAAATGGCACACCGAGCCAAAGATTGGCGATTTTGTTTTCTTTGATTTCATCATCGATGACAAAACGACAATCAATCACATTGGCTTGGTGATCCGAGTTTCAGACAAACAAATTGTGACCATTGAAGGCAACACATCAGGCGGTGGCGATCAACGCAATGGTGGCGAGGTCATGATTAAATCAAGAACTTTGGGAGCAAGGTCATTTGTTGTCGGTTACGGCCGACCAACTTATGGCGCGTTTTCCGGTGATTTGCCGGATCGACCAAAAGGAGAAAAGTAATGGAGCAATTTAAGGCAGCGGCAGCATCATGGATGCGCAGCGCGGTGGCCGGATGTCTGGGCGTGTACATGACCGGAGACACCAATCCGGAAGATTTGGCCATGGGCTTGATCGCTGGAATTGTGCCGGTTTTAGCGCGATGGGCCAATCCAAATGATCACGCTTTAGGCATCAAAAAGTGAGTGTGGGCGAGTGGACAGCTGTTGGTGGACTTGTAATCACAACATTGGCAGCTGTTTATTCGTCAATGAAAATTATCATCAAAGCGG